TATTGGACGCAATACACACCGCGAGACATTGTTGGTTGGCGCTCTGAAACTGCCAACGGATCACAGCAGCTGACGATGGTCAGGTTGATGGAAAAGATCACCGTCCCTGATGGCCTGTACGGCGAAAAGCAGGTAGAGCAAGTGCGGGTACTGACGCCTGGCGCGTTTGAGATCCATCAGAAGGATGACAAGGGGGAGTTTCGTTTGGTGGATGAAGGCAGAACCAGCCTGAGCAAGATTCCGTTTGCGGTGGCCTATTCAAACCGCGTCGCGGTTCTTGAGTCGCGGCCACCACTGGCTGACATTGCAGAGCTAAACCTGAAGGCGTATCAGGTGCAGTCTGATTTGGACAATCAGCTGCATATCTCGGCAGTTCCAATGCTGGCGATTTTTGGTTTCCCGCAGTCGGCGGAAGAGATCAGCGCAGGCCCTGGGGAAGCCTTAGCCCTCCCAGAATCGGCATCGGCTTCATATATCGAACCATCGGGCAACAGCTATAGCGCACAGTTCCAACGACTTGAGCAGATTGCTCAGCAAATCAATGAGCTAGGTCTTGCTGCAGTGCTTGGGCAAAAGCTCAGCGCAGAAACAGCAGAAGCCAAACGGATCGATCGCAGCCAGGGCGACAGCACCATGATGGTGATTGCGCAGCAGATGCAAGACCTGATCGACAACTGCCTGACGTTCCATGCCCAGTACATGCAGCAGTCGCAAGTCGGCAGCAGCTTCATCAATCGCGACTTTTTAGCAACGCGCCTAGAACCGCAGGAAATCCAGGCACTATTGCAGCTTTACACCGCTGGAACGATCACTCAGGAAACCTTGCTCAACCAGCTGTCAGCCGGTGAGGTGTTGGGTGATGAGTTCGACGTTGAGGAGGAAGTCGAAGCCACGCAGACCGGCGGGTTAATTGAAATGGACAAGCCAGAACCCGAGGTTGAGACTGAGGCCACAATGCCGGAAGCGGACCCTGAGGTTACTGATGAGCTGGATTGACCACCTAAGGAAATCCGAGAAGCAAGAGCCTGACAAACAGTATCTGTACTACGTCAGGCAGCAGCTCAAACAGCAGGTTTACGCCGTGGTGCGTGTTACTTGGTATGACGAGGACGGGATCTATAGCGTTACTGAAACCCGCGTTGACAAGAGAGACGCGCAAGTGATTCAAGAATTCAGCGACATTGTCGGCAACGCTTTAACTATTGGGGCGGATGTGTCTGTGATTTGCGTCGATAAATCCGAACGGTTGGATCTGCATGATTTATGAGCACACCTTCCGAGCTATACAAAAACATCATCGACTTAAATCGATACAGCAACAGCGTGGGCAAGCGGGTCATCAATGCTTACAACGATCTGGTCGTGGACGCTGTTGAACAGCTGCGCGGGCTTGATGATTTTGCAGCGCCTGACAAAGCGGCGAGGTTGCGAACGATATTGGCGCAGCTGCGTGTCAGTCTTAAATCATGGGCAACTGACAGCACAGCTCTGTCAATCGCAGAACTAGAAGAGCTGGCCCAAGTCGAGGCGGGTTTTGTTTCTGATCAGCTCCGCAGGCTTTTGCCTGAAGACATGCGAAGTCGTATTAATGATGTTCAAATCTCGCCAGGTTTTGCAGAGGCGGTTGTCACTGCTGACCCAACGCAGAGAGGGATCATCAGTCTTAGCGATGACCTACAAGCGGCAGTAACAGGAGCCGAGAAGGTAGTGCGTGTAACTATCGCTGATGGCGTCACTTTGACATTGCCTAACGGACAGGTTTTGGGCAAGGCGTTCTCTGATATTGGTGAGCGTCAAGCAGCGTTATTTGGGCAGGTGGTACGAAATGGGATGCTGCAGGGGGAACCGACCGACTCGATCGTCAAGCGCATGAAAGGCCGTTTGCGTAAAGATCAGAAAGGCAGCATCAACCAGCTTTTGCAGGCGGGCGGAGATGCAACAAGGCAAGCAGACAACCAGATTCGCACGCTGATCAGGACAAGTATTAATCAGGTGGCTAACGCAGCAAGCCAGAAAACCTTTGAAGCAAACCAAGACATCACTGAGAAATATAAGTACGTAGCAACGCTTGATAGCCGCACATCCGCTATATGCCGAGCGCTAGACGGCACTGTGCATACATACGGAAAAGGGCCGTTGCCCCCGCAGCATTTCAACTGCAGGTCCACCACTGTTCCCGTCGTTGATTACAAGAGGTTGAGCATACCCGAACCAGAGGATGATCAGCGAGCAAGTGCGACAGGTTTAGTGCCCGAAAACATGACCTACGGCCAATGGCTTGCGGGCCAATCTGAAGCCGTAAAGATCAGAACGCTTGGGGCTTCGCGTGTTCCGTACTATGAAAAGTTGCGCAGAAAATACGGAGACACAGACGCAATCCGTAGATTTGTCAGAGAGGACGGGTCGGAGCTAACTTTGGATCAACTCAAATCTCTGACCCGATGAGTAAGCTTCCTAAGAAGTACCAATTCACTGTTCAAGAATCAAACGAGGCACCATCCTGCCCGCCTAGAAAGCCCACGCCTAAGGGCAAGGCTGCTAAAAAGGAAGGGGTCTAACGGGGACGACTGATGCCGATGGGTTCTGGAACGTACGGCTCTAAGGCGGGCCGTCCTCCTAAAAAGAAAAAAAAGAAGGGCGGCAAGAAAAAGTAATGGCACGGAAGCGGCGGCGAGTTCCAAAGGACAAGGCCACGGGCCTGCCTAAGAAGTACCTGTCAGGTGCTAAAAATCGTTCCGCTAAAGCCCGTGAGATCAAGCGGACTGCCGAGGCTTACAAGCGCGGCGAGTTCATCGACATCAAAGCCGTTTCAGCATCGAGGGCCAAACAAGGTGGCACCAAAAAGAAAACCACTAAGCGAAAGCGTAAAAAAGGCTCTTAAGAAAAAGGCCGAGGGCACACGCTTCACCTATGGGCAGCTCGCCGCTGTCTACAGGCGAGGTCAGGGTGCATATTTGGGAAGTGGTTCGCGGAATGTCCCGATGGCGGCTTGGGCCATGGGCAGGGTTAACAGTTTTGTATCAGGCAAAGGCGGCGCACGAACGGCTGATGCTGATCTGCTAAAAAAGCGCGCTAAGAAAAAATGAAACTAACGACTCGTCAAAAAAATGCCCTCGCGAGGCATCAAAAAGATCACGGCCACACAAAGGCGCACATGGATTTCATGAAGCGCAAGATGCGTGAGGGCATGAGCTTTTCTCAGGCGCATCGTTTGGCAATGACCAAGAAAGGCAAATGAGCATTCAGAGGGGTGGCCATACGTTTGCGGGCTTTGACAAGCCGATCCGCACCCCTAACCATCCCAGTGGTAAAAGTCACGCGGTGGTTATCAATGACGGCGGCAGTCCTCGGCTAATTAGGTTCGGACAGCAAGGCGCAAAAACTAAGCGTCCGCGTAAAGGTGAAAGCGCAGCAGACAAGGCCAAGCGGGCTTCATTTAAGAAGCGCCACGCAAAGAACATCGCCAAGGGGAAAACATCTGCCGCATTCTGGGCAGACAAAGTAAAGTGGTCTTGAAAACAACCTTACGGGTTATTCATGTCTGAAGAGCAGAATCAGGAGATTACGTCTCCCGAAGCGCCAAACAACGCGGAACTTGACAAGCTAAAAGCAAGTGTCGCAGCTCTAGAAAAGAAAAACTACGACCTCATTGGCAAACTGCAAAAGAACGAGCTAATAGGTGAAGTCCCTGATGATTACGAGGCTCTAAAAGATTTTAAGCGCAAGGCTGAACAGAGCAAACTGGAATCAGAAGGCAAATACACCGAAGCTCGACAGGCTTTGGAGCAACAATTCCGTGAGGCGGCGGAAGAAAAGGACAAGCGCATCGCTGACCTTGAGGCGCAAGTGCGAGAGCTGGAGTTGATCACGCCTGCCAACACTGCCTTAGCTGACGTGGTGCATGATCCCAGCATTGTGTTCAAGGCACAGCTCCTTAACCCCAATCAGATTGAGCGGGAAGCTGACGGAACCGTTGTTGTCGTTAATGGCTACGAACGCAAACCGATTGGCGAGTGGGCCAAAACTCTGCCCAGTTACATGCAGAAAGCACCAAAGCCACAAGGCAGCGGAGCACCGGCAGGACGCAGCTCAGGCGGCGACGTCCCACCCGGAACAAAGAATCCATTTGCCAAGGACACTTACAACCTCACAGAGCAATCTCGACTGTTTAGAACGGATCGGGATATGTATGAAAGGTTGAAAGCTGCTGCGAACCGTTAATATGTAAATCAAGCAAGGCTGTGCTGCGCTGATTAGGGCTGTGCCCACACCGTAAACGTCTTTTTTGAGGATCTGTCATGGCGACTCTTCGCTCTGACATCATCATCCCTGAGGTATTTACGCCGTACGTCATTGAGCAAACC